TGTATTTAATTTCATTTTGTGGTTATTTAAAGTGTCCGTTTTTAAAATAGGCAACGAACGCCAAGCCCGAAACCGTTACCTGCAAGCTCTACATTTGTCCTTCGTATCAACATTCCGTTACAGTTTTAAATAATTTTTTTTCCTCCCCTTTTAAGAACACAAAGAAATGAGCAATAACATCAACTGTCCATCCATGAAATGATATTTCCGTTTGTTAGGTAGTGAACCATCTTTGGATTTTTGCCTACTTTTTTACCACACAGGCAGCATTGGTTTTCGTTGTAATCACCCCAGTTGTTTTGAGCATCTTCATTCTGTAATTCGTGAAGCGGGATTTCAATTACTCTTTGAATTGTGTTTTCCATTTTTAGTTGTTGTTTGATGGATGCAAATATAGATCAGGGATTCAATTCTGCAAATTTTATTGCAATTTTATTTTAGTTTTTTTTGCAGATTATGGCAAAGTCATTGACATTCAGTGATTTTATTTTCACTAAATGTCAATTTCAAATCATTTGTGATGGGTCAATTTTTATCCTCTACATGGAGGATCTCCAAAATAGAGTGCCATGACATTAAAATAGTTAATCGGACAGGTCATATTCACAACATTCATGTAGGCCTCATTGCATATTTCTTTGGTGTGATCAAAAATAAAGAAGACCTCATCTCCTGGATTGACCAACAGAGAATTGGGAATTCCCCAAGTCAAATCATAAATTATACCACCAATAGATACATGAATTACTGCCACAGGATCATTCAAAAGATTTGTGGCAGTTGCTACAAATTTGAAAAGGACAGAGCATTCAGTTCCAAGAGCAAACCATGAATCTGAAATCATAGAGGGATCTCCAACAGGTGCAGTGGTCACACCAAAATATGGAGAATCTCTGCCAAAGTCACCACAACAGGGTGGTGGGACAGGTTCTCCTCCTGAACCAAAAACATTTTCCCATGATGCCTTAGATCCACAACAGGCAGGTCTTTGGTTGACTTTCTCATATTTTGATCCAAGTTCTTTGACTACCTGGTTGATTGATTTTTTTGCCATGTTATTCCTCCCACAATAGTTTTGAGATAATTGTCAATATCATGTGCGAAAGGACCACACATGGAATAAACCACCAAAGGGACAAATCAAAGTGCCACCATGCAATTAAAAATGATGCCTGTGTCACCCATATATTTTGGCAAAAAGCACAAAGTCCCAGTGGGTTTGCTAAAAATCCCAATGGGTTTTTGGGATTGTCTCTCCAATACTTCTCAATCCATCTGATCCACCATCCAAAGATGTGACCTGGTTGGTAGGTAAATTGTAGAAAAAAAGACAGGAAGGATGATGTTGTGGCCACCAGTGCCACCATCATAAAACCATTTGACTTCATCTGAACAAAAATGCCCATGCAAAGTCCTATGACCATTCCAATGATCAACATCAAAATGGGCATAGTTGGAATGATGATCTCTTTGTCTTCTTTTTTTATAGACATGATGTGAGTGGTTGACAAATTCCTGGAATTCCTTTGGCCATAAACATACAGGCCCCATCAATAGTGACATGAGTGAAGTATGTTAGTGAGTAGGCTGCAGGGACCTGGATTTTGATCATGGTCTCTCCATTCTCATTGAACACATAGGGGATAGCGATCTGATCTGCTAAATTGAAAGTGAATGTCTGGGTGAGAAATCCCCCATTTGCCCAGATCTCAAATGTCACCTGTGTTCCATTGGGCCAGGGACTTTGAAATCCAAAATCAATATTCTCACATGACATAAAACATCCAAGGTTTTTTGAACAATTGCAATTCATGATTTTATTTTTTAAATTTTATCAAAAATAAGATTTTTCAAACGTCAGATCAAAGTCCACTGCAACAAAGATGAGATTTTTGTCAAATTGTTTTGGTTTTGGGACCTCATCTTTCATCACCTGAATGGAATCAATCTGACTCCTTCTGGGAATCATCTGGATGCCTTTGATGTCTGGTTGATCTGGAATCCTGCAGGACATGAGTCCCAATCTGATTCTCTCCTCCAGGTTGTATGGATCCAGGCCTTTGCCACAGGCCACCAGTCTCAATTCATACCTGGTCAACATCCTTTTGTGGTTACAGGTGAAATTTTTCCCATTTGCTGACTCCTCAAAAAAGATCTCCCCACCATCCCTGTGTCTGATGTAGAAGTAGTCACTCTCTGTGTCAGAGATTCCTGCCCATTTGAATTCATTGGATGTTGGTGATGTTTGCATTAGGATTCTGCCCTCATCATCAATTCTGGCCAAAAAAATGGACTTGTTAAATTCTGGGACATATCTGATGATCTCATTGCAGATCATCTCTAAAAAGTCATGGATTTGTGTGTTCATAGTTGTCAAATAAATTGTGAGAGTATCTTATCTATTTTTTCTGTGACCAGGTCATCAATATAATTTTGAGTTGCAATCTCTTCCTTTTTTGTTGGTTCAAAAATCTCCATCTGTCCTCCACCCTTTTTTTTGCCCTGGATGATCTCATTGCCTATTGCCTTCTGGTAGTCTGTATCATTGTCAATTGCCAAAACCACTGAATCACCAGATTTGAGGACTTTGATGGATCCCATCAATGATCCAGTGAATGATAGGTCAACATATCCAGTCTGTAGTCCTCTGGGTGATTTTCTCTGTGCCCCTTTTGTCCCCTTCACTGGCCTTCCAATTTTTCTGATTCTGGCCCACTGGGATGAGTAGTCAGATGAGATCAACTTATCTTCTGAATTCAGACCCTTGTTGAATATCCTCTGTTTGTATCTGCCCTCAAGGTTTTTGGCTGCTGCCAAAAGAATGTCACCACTTTGTTGATTCAAAGAGATAGTGATATTCTTTAATAATTTTGCAGCCTGGTCAAATGTCATGTCATTTTTTTAATGATTGTATCAAATAGCCCAGGGCAAAGATTGCCACAATGATGAATGCCAATGTCCAATAGATCTCCTTTTTTTTTGCAAGGGTCTGAATTCTCTCAATGGTGGTCTCTGTTCTGATCTTCTCAATGGTGATGGTGTCTGATGGACAGAGTGGTTCCACCCAGATTGAATCTCCTGGGAGTCTAACTATTTTTATCTGGACATCAGTTTTTTTGTCCAAAATAAAGATTGTGTCCATGTTCATCACAGACACAATGGTGTCAAATGATCTGATGGATGTGATGATAGTAGTGTCTATGAAAGTGGTCACCATATTGGTTGATCCTGGGAATCTCTCTGCACATCTCTCTGCATTGATACAACCATTAACAACCATCATTTGGAGTCCTATTGCCAGAAGGAGGAGCATTTTTTTGAGTCTCATTTTTGTAGACATCTATTTTTTTGTAGAATATTCCTGCAAAGTCCTTTTTTATCAGACCCAACAAAGACAAATTTTTGATCAGTGACACCAGGTTCACCATCACCAGTGGGACAAAGACTCCCTCATTCATCCAGGATAAAACAACTGATCCTTTTGACAAAGAGTTTGCAAAGGCCAACAAGGCAGTGTGGGACAACAGGGTCCACAGGATCCTGATTGACTTCCTGGTCTCAAAGGCATTTCTTTTCCACGCCAAATACATCCCACTGATGTGATCTGCTATGATCAACAGAATAAGGGCATAGAAGGAAACGGCAGGGTCATAGATCCAGTCCACCACAAATGAAGACATTGACCCAAGGGTGAATCCTCCCATTGTGAACATTAGTAGGAATTCATTTTTAAGATTCAGAGAGAGGACAGAATTTAATATCTCTTTAGACTCACTCACTGCATACATTTTCATCTTTTTGGTTTTATTGGTCTAATTGGTTTTTGTGGCGATACAGGTCTGGGTTTGGATCCTCCACAGGATCCACATGCCATGTAAATGTTGAGATCTTTAATCATGATTTTTGTTTTTTGGTTTTTTTATGGTAGTCCCTGCACATATCTGGACTGATTGCAAGTGATACAACAATCATCCACCTTCTGCAACAGAGTGGGCAAAGATGCAATGAGAGTTTTCATGTGTTTTTCATACTGACTGGTGAATTCCTCCAGTAAAAAAGCCCCCTTTTCTGAATCTAACAAGGTGATAGAATTCAGTCTATCTGTGGTCAGTGATTCCTTCACCACTTCAATTCCAGATTTGTAAAGTATAGGGAAGACCAGTTTGTGGGCAAGGATGCAACCAAGTTCATTCTGTGAACATTCTGCATTTGCCTGGACCATGAGTCCATAGGTTGTATTTGAATAGGATGATCCATTCCATCCAGTGGCCACAATGTATTGTGAATTTCTGGTGGTGCAGTTGCATCCAGGTTTGACTTTTGTGTTGTTGACATTGATAGCAGTATCATCCATTGTCACATAGATGGAGGCAGATGAAGAGAGGAAGTCTGGGAAGATTTCTGCATCTCCATTGGCATCAGTAGTGAATGGCCAGGAATAGGTGTTGACTCCATCAGTGATCTCCACAGAATGGGCAAAGTTTACCTGTTGGATTTTTATTTTTATGGAATTGACTCTGATTTTCAAAAGTCTGGATTGTTTAATTTTCAATTCCATGCCTCTGTTAAGTGCTGATGGAGCAAGATTGTTGGTTCCCCAGTCACCTACGAGGATCTCATCCAAGATGGACTTCATTCTGAAGTATGGCAGGGCATAGGTTGTCAAATCTGCCAGGACCAGACTGGTGGCAAAATAGATTTTGGATTTGAGAAATTCAAGTCCAGAGACATGGTCTGAATCCACTATGTCTGCAGCATATCGAAGATTCAGTCCTTCCAGATCATTGATGTAGAATCCTGATTTTGGACTTTGGGTGAGACATCTCACTCCAATGAAGTCATTGAGACAATTTGGGAGCATAGTTAAATGGATCTATTTTGTAGATATTTTTATCAGATATTTTGACCAGGCATTTGTTGACCAGGTAGTCTGGGACAAAGAATGATGGGCAGGATTTATTGTCAAATTGATTGTGACCTGCAATGATCACATCTGGATTGTAGGATAGAACCTCTGCAATGATAGTTGACATTGTTGCATTTTGGGCATCTGTCAATGTATTTTTTGCAGTCTTTTTATCCTGTGCCAGTCCTCCAACATAACAGAGATGCCTGGAGATGGAATTCATTCCTGCCACCCCATTGGTGATCTCTTCACCATCAATCCATTTGTCGAAGTTGTGTTTGACAAATTTGTGTCTGGATCCATCCAAAAGGATGACATCTGAATATCCTACCTGCTTCCATCCTCTGCCCAATGGTTTTGGTGCAGTGTGCCACTTTCTGATAGTCTGTGGTGTCACTTGCCTCCCTTCTGGAGTGGCAGTGCAATGGATGATCAGATAGGTGAATATTTTACTCATGACTCTGGATCTTCAGTCAGTTCTGGAAATGGTGGGTTGTATGGTTCCTCCACCATTGGTGATGGTGATGGGATCTCCATTCCTTGTGTGAATGTTCCACTGATCAAAAAAGTGTCATATTTTGGATTCTCACATTTTTCCACAATGATATTGGGATAGGTCTCTTTCAACCAATTGAACATTCCCTGAATCTCTTTGTTTTCTTTATACCTATAGGCATACTTATTAAAAAGTAGAACAACAGATTCACCATTGCAGAGTGTCTCTTTCCAGGATTCCTGGACTACAGAGATTGATTCATTTTCTGCCAGGGTAAAAAGTCCCATTTTTTTCCTTACCTGATTGAGTCCTTTTGTGTCTCTTCCCTGCATTGAATAGATGGGCCATGTGTCATCATCTACCTGTCCCACCAAAATGGTGATGTCATAGGATCTCCCTATTCCATAGTGAATGGCATCCACTGCAGCAATGACCACTGGGTTGATATTTTCCAGTTTTGGTTTTTCGTTTATCATGATTTTATTGTTTAAATTTTATCAAAAATAATAAAGGGACCCAAAGAATCAAATCCTGGGTCCCTTTAATATTTAAACGAGTTAGTCAGTGGACTACAAACCATCCAAATCCACCACCACTGGGCAGATCATTGTGATTGAGTTCCATGCCAGTGACCCATCAAGATAGGTTGACCCTGTGTTGTTGTCTTCAATCACCTCATCAATTTCAATAGTGAAATCGTTGATGGGGCCATAGAAATAACCATCACAGGAATAATATCCCATTTTGTAATTAGATGACTGACTCTGGAATGTATTCCAAAAGTCATAAACTGCACAACCACCAGGTGTTGAATCTGTGTTGTAGTCCTGGAATGTGAGAGTCTTCTCACCACCAACCACTGATTCTGGTTGACATGATGCCACCCTTTTTTTGGTGAATGATCCTTTTGGTTTTTGACCCAAAATCAATCCAGAGAAGACTGCATTGTTTGCAGCGACTGCAGTGATCCAGGCAGACCGAAGAGTCCAGTCCCATGTTTCATCACATTTGATGAAGATTATTTGTTTTATTCCACCTGGTCTGGTAGTGATGCCACATCCTCCAGTGTATGATTCTGGTAGATCTGGGGCACATAATGTGTTGCATATTGCCATGATATTTTTCCTCCTTTTTTTTTATTAATTAATTAACCTGGACAAACAATTCCTTGGTCAGTGCTGCAATCTTCAAAAGATAGAGTTCCATTGATGTCTGCATCTGCACATGATGAATTTTGTGGCACAAAGAATTGATTGTAATTCAAACTAAGTTCAACAAACCATTTTTCAGTGCAATCATCATAACTTGTTTTTAAGTCATAGACCAATCCAGTGAATGGATCAACAATGGTTCCATGTTCAAATGAGTCATTTCTTTTTGCATAGTCACCCACATATTTGTTCCATGTAATTAACTGAACAGATCCTGGTGCAATAGCAGCAAACATGGTGGATCCCCACAAAGTTGATGCAGATGGTGAATGATAGAAATACGCATCACCAGTCATTCGTGATAGATCCATTCCACCAGAATTGCAACAGGCAATTTGTTGTGCCTTTGCAAATAGGTCAAAGTTTCCACCACCAACCAACAATGGTGTTCCCATGGCTCCCATCTCTTCATAGATGTGTTTCACATAGGCCCATGCCATTGGATTTGGTGATCCAGTTGATGTAAACAATGGTACAGGGTGAGAAGTGACTCCTGATGCATCAGATCCATAGTTCAATGCCTGTCCTGCCAAAAGTGCCTTCTCTAAAGAGACATTGATTGCATTCATTGCATTCATAATGTTTTGACCCACCCATAAATTGTCTGCCTCACATAGTTTTCTCATCTCCATTTCATCAAATCCCATTTTGTACTTTAGGCAATTGAATTCAGAGATGATTGTCTCTTTTGGTGCAGGATTGATTTCTGGTGTGCAGTTCAACACACAATCATCCAATACAACATCATCACAAGCCTGGGCCACCCAGTTCACCTGCACTTGTCGGAATTTTCCATTAGTTGGTACTATTTGTGCCATCATCTGTGATCTGTTGATCTCGGACATGAGTGCATCAGTGTACCCTACTTTTTGTCTTTTTAAGGAGGGAGAGTTCATCCCTGCAATATCATTAAGGTTGGCCTGTAGTTTACTACAAAGGCCTTGTGTGTATGCCATTTTTTTAGCAGTTTTTTAAGTTAGAATGTTAGTGAATTTTGAATTGGTTTGGGACCAAAAAAAAAACCCGAAAACAGAATCATTCTCCACCATTACTGGTTTTGATGATGCCATTTTTGGGTTGGCTGAATCCCCTGTTGTGATTTTTGGATCACATTCCACAGGTGGTCATTTTTGGTCTGACCAGGACCCAGGTTCCAAATATAGTAAAATTATTTACCAAATGTTCTCATCTGGGACATTTTATCAACATTTTCCTGCGCTGCCTTCAGACCTGGAAGATGGAATTTGGCCTCACCTCCCTCTGCCTGGAGAGTCTGTGTTCTCGCCCTGTTTGGTGTTGGATCTGGTGTTCCATTGGATTGTTTGATCACATTGAGATCTCTCAATTGGGTCTCCAGAATCTCCTCAAATGACATCACCTTTGTCCCATCCTGGTTGAGTGGGTTCAGTCCTGCCTTTGTTTTGACTATGAAAGATCCATCATCATTCATGTCAATATCATAAAAGGAATTCAGATGACTCTGGATGGCAGGATAGACCACCTCTGGTTTCACAATCAATGATTTTGATCCAAGGATGGATTTGATGGCAATGTCTTTTTTGTAACTTTTTAGGACATCTTTGGCCTCCTGTTCCTTTTGTGGAATGACTTCCTCCATTAATTTTTTATTTTCCCTGGTCAGTTCCATCACTTTTGTCTGGAGTTCATCTGAAGTGGAAGATGATGTGGTCTTTGATTTATCCTGGGCCAGTGCCAGGATCTCCTCAAACTTTTTGTCTTTGATCTCTTCTGAAGTCAGACCAAATGTCTTTTTGATTTTGTGTTCCATTTTGGAGAGTTCTGTCCCTTTGATCTCATCTTTGATGGGTTGAATGAATTCTGGATCATTTGATAGGACTTCCTTCCATGAGTCCTTCCAGGATTTTGCCAGTTCATCCACTTGGATGTCTTCATCACTGGATAGTTTGATAATCATGTCAGATTTGACACCAATTTTTTTGAGGAATGTTTCAAAGTTTTTCATCTTCTGTTGTGTTTTGAGTTGTTGTTTCTGTTGATTCTGGTTGTTTTTTGAATTTGCCTTTGATAGGTGTGTTCTGGATTATAGGTGGAGGAGTCTCCAGGATTTCCAGGTTGATCCATTTTTTTTGTTTTTTGAGGATGTTCACTGCAATATGGGTCATCTTACAGACTTTCCCATTTTTTGTGTTCATCACACTAACATACTGATTGAATGTTGTCATAGTTTTTTTTAAGTTTATAGTTTAAATATTTTCTGCCTGTTTTTGTATTCCCTCCCACATATCAGGTGGGACCTGGACCCAAAACCATTCTGATCCTTCTGGATTGATAAATGGATTGTCAATCTCTGCCTGTAGGATGATTTTGTAGATGTTCACCAGTGACTCCATGTCACCAATCTGTACTGCCTGTTCTGTCAATTCAGACAGGGATTGAATTTGGTCTATTCTCATTTTGTTTCTATTATGGTATCAAGTTTAATTCCTATTGACTGGGCATAGTCCTCAAACCAGGCAAAGACTTTGGGATGATTTGTTTTAAGTCCCTTTCTGTCATAGGTATAAAAGGTGTATGCCTCTGTGAAAAATTCTTTTTTGTTGGCCTCACCATATTCTGTTGGAGAATCTTTGAGGGTCAATTGATATTTTCTCATAGATCCTCCCATGTTATTTCCACTAAATAAGACCTCTGGATCTTTGTCAAATTGAATGAGATGACCACTCTCATGGGTGATGGTGGGTGCAATGTTTCTCACTCCCCTATTGGCCACTCCTGCAGAAGACATAGACCACCATTTGAATGTTTGGGCTTTTTTTGAGATTGATGCCAAAACATTTCCAGTCTTTGGTTCTATCACTGCAATGATTCTCTGTGTATTATTGTCTCCTTTCATGTCACTCATGATTCTGACTTTGCCATCCTTCTCCATTTGAATCAGTCTGTCAAATTCAGTGTCCATTTGAATGGGTTTGAATTCGCAAACATAACCCTCTTTCCACATTATTTGCATATATCTTCCATTGACTGCACAATGACCATTTGTGTTTTTGTCAATTTTTGGCAAATATCTTCCCTGATTTTTTGTTCCATTGAGTGTTTTTTGAGATGCCAATTCAGATCTATTCTCCGCATCATTTTTTAAAGTCACCAAGGTGTTTTTTTTGTTGGCCACTTCATTGGCCCCATCTGATCCTTCCATAACTAAATTATAGGAATCATTGACCTGTTTGGATTGAGATGAGATGAACAGAGACTGATCCAGTTCCTGGTTCCCCAATGCCTTTGCCCTCTCTTTTGCAGTGATCTGGACATCATTTTTGATCTCTTTGATCTGTTGATCCACTGCAGTCTCCTCCTCTATGATTTGACCTGCCACCATTTTATCATATTCCTCCCTCTCCCTTTTGGTCATTTTGAATGGGATGGCTGAATGTCTACAGGAATATCCACCCCTGTAGGTGGCAAAGTTGTCTGTGTTGGTTCCTGGAATCATACCAGATCCATTGTTGAAGGCCCAGGTGATCTCATTAGAAAGTTCATCTTTTAGGAGGATCTCTTTGCCCACCCATCTTCTGCATTGGGGTCTGGAATCATCAATCAAACTTCCCACATATCTGTAGGCATCCAGTCCCAGATCCTGGGCAATTAGTTGGTTGATCTGCCCATCATATTGGTTGAGGGCATCCCTGGAGATTTGAGTCACATATCTTTTGAATTGACCCTGTTTAAGTGGAT